AGGGAAGAAACCGTTGATGTATCCAGACTAGTAAGAGTCTTTGTTAACAATTTTGAAAGTCATAAAAGGAGTGTTAAGTAATGTTTATTAAGGAAAGAGATTACCTAGACAAGTTAATTTCTGCTATTGACAAATTAAAATCTATAAAGTATAATGATTCTAAAGACATAGATTCAAAAGTTGTAAATGCAACCAATGATTTAATTTTTATTAGGGATGATATGCAGAAACAAATAGATGAATTTGATAAATGGGCAGATGAAGAATCACAAAAAGATTTTGTTGATCCAGAGGTAGGTGTCTATGGCATTGATACTTCAAAATTATCAAATGAACCAGTTTCAGAATTATTACAAAAGGGATTTGATGAAGAGCAGAAAAAAGAAGAAGACGAATAGACCTAAGTGGTTAAAAATTAATAGAGAGTCTTTTACAAAGACTTTACAAGGTTTTGAAAGACCAGATTATACATTAGATATAAATGGCATTAAAAGAAATTCTATACCTACAAGTGATAGAATCCCAGGCGCTTGTGTTAAAAGAACACAACCAAAAGTACAATTGCCTGAAGGTAAAACCATCGGCATTGCCTACAACAAAGGTAATTATCAAGTTGTAGATCAAGCTGATTTTAATACAATGGGGAGAAAAACATAATGTGGAATATGAAAAACACAATGCTATTTGTTGCTTCATTAGTTGCAGTAATACTAATATCAATGAGTATGGCAAATGCTAATCCAGTATATAACTGGTTTGAAACTGAAAAGAATAAGACAATTGAGTTTCAAAAGAAAAGTTGGGCAGATGGTAAACAACAACTTGCTCAAACTAAACAATCTATTTTAAATTTATTTAAAAAGGTAACTAGCAATGATTCACAAAATTAGTGATCTTTGTAAAAAGGTAGACGGTCTCAAAACTATAAGTGACCGTCTATACAATACGAAATACAATCAACCCAAAACGCCTGAGAGGGATGCTGAAGTAAATGCTATGATTGAAGATATACAGGCAACGTGTAAATTGATTGCAAATGATGACAAACCCTATGACAAATAGGTCAATGTTCTTGCTTTGTTCTAGCATAAACCTAGTAAAATCAATGCTATTTTCATGCTTGACAATATTGCGAATCAATGATATTATTAGTAAATAAATGTTAACTAAACGTGGAGGATAAACATTATGATGACTAAAGAAATGCTATTTGAAGAATTTGAAATAGTTAAACAAAAAGACTTAAAGAAAAAATCTAAAGACGGCAAAGAGTCCTATGCTCACAGAATTGCATATTTACAAGGACATGCTGACGCAAAAAAAGAACACCCTAATCAATACAGACATTTAGATATTAAGTTTGATAATCTAATTAAAATGTATGCTTCTGGTGATCCAGATATGTACAATTATAAAAAGTTAGGAATTGAACCTTACTGGATGAAACAACAAAGAGAAGAAGAAGAAGAACGTAAACAAAAAGAAAATGAAAAAAATAATACTTCTAATATTTCTATCAATTAGTTTAACCAATTGTGCAAGTAGAGATCATTTAGTATCTACAACAGGTTCTACTATGGGTGCTGTCACTTCTGGTGGAGTTTGTGCAGGTGTTGTAAATGATCCTACAACAATTGCTGCTTGTGCCTCTGTTGGTGCTATTGTAGGTGCAGATCAAATATGGAATGATGATTTTAATACTCATAAACATTATTTTGTAGATCATTTAATTGGGGCACCTAATAAACCTAATATAACAAATTGGTATAATCCTAAAACTAAAAACTCTGGTATAATTAAAACTACTAGAACTTGGTACGAAGGACCTATAAAATGTAGAGATTATGAGTCAACAATTGATATTACTCCATCTTGGCCTGTTGCTTATTTTTCAAGTGGTCCTGTTAGAAAAACAAATTGGGGAACAGCATGTATTATGCCTGACGGAAGGGTAGTTATTAAATAATGCCATTTGATCCTAGACAATATGTTAAATTGATGTTTTACAGCATAGTATTTTTGCTTGTATGTACATATCTATTTGCTGAAGATGTAAGAATTATTAAAGGTGATAAGTTTGAACAGGATGGTCAATGGTGTTTTGTAGAGGTTACCTATACGCAACAAGGTGATGTAATGACTAAAAAAGAAAAATTAGTTTGTTCAGAGGATCCAGAAGGATTAAAAAACGATAAAATTAAAGAATTAGAAAAATTAATAGAACTAGAAAAAGCAAAGAAGCCTGGATATTGGGAATTGTTTGCTGAGTTTTATTATAAAGATGACAATGCGCCGTTGTATTGTCGTAAATATGCAAGACCTGATTCTTTATTTAAAAGACCTGGTACAGCATGTTTAACACCTAACGGAGAATGGAAGATAATAAGATGATTAAGACCGCAGTTATCCTAGTATTTGCGTGGGTTTGTATCGCTTTTACTTGGGATCCTTTTGTCAATTTAGTTGAGAATACACAGGCTGTTGACAAAACTAAAGAAATAGTATATAATGTGTATGATAATGTGAAGGAGAAAGTGAATGAGTAAAATGCTCAAATATATAATGATCGCTAGTCTAGGTTTATTACTGGCTAATTGTTCATCATCAACGTATAAAATTAAAAAAGAAGGTAACAAGACCGTTAAAAAAGTGCCTTCTTGGTATATGGCTGATATTGCTGAGAACAAGGCATGTGATAAAAAGAGATTTGGCAAAACTAAAAACAAAGAATGTATCTACGGTGTAGGTACTGCTGTTTCGCCATCTTTAGAACTTGCAATTGACAAGGCAAAGATGATTGCAAAAGCAGAAATGGCTGATATTATACAAGGTGAAATGAATAAAAAGATAAAAATATTTGTTTCTGAACTTGGTAATACTCAAAATAAAACAATAGTGAATGATGTAGAGTCTGCTCTTGTTAATCATATCAAAGATACACCTGTTAGAGGATACGAAGTCTTTGCTCAGGAAGTCACAATGACAACTGGTGGATACTATCGTGCTTGGATCGGATTAAGATTACCTCTAGGTGAATTTAATAAGATGTACAACTATTCAATCGCTACGGTTGTTGACGCTTATGAGTTAAAGAAACTTGCTGAAAAGGCGTACAATGATGTTGAAATAGTAGAGGAAAAAAATGTCAACTAAAATAACTATTTACTCAAAGCCTAATTGTGTATTTTGTGAAAAAGCAAAATCAATGGTGAAGAACCTAGGCTTTGAGTACGAAGAAAAAATGTTTGGTAAAGACTTTAAAACACCAGACGAGTTATTTGAGGCCGTGGGTAAACAAGTTAGAACTATGCCTCAGATAATTATAGATGATAAACATATCGGCGGTTATAACGAACTAGTTGAACATTTTGCCGATAAAGGTTTAGTAAACTTCAAAGGCGAAAAGATTAATGCAGATGGCTAATAATAAGACACCAGATAATATTATACCTTTCCCAAAGAAGTATAGAAGACCCACAACGCCTGAACAGGATAAGGTTGTGCAGAAAAGAATACAACAAGAACATCAAAAAATATATTGTCAGGCGATGTGTGACGAGATAACAGAAAACATTTTAATAAAATTACATAGTGAGAACATAAAGGTAACAGATAAGAATTTTTTAAAAGATTATAAACTTGTATCAGAGGCATTAAAATCTATGATGTTAAGAACACAAAAGATTGCTCATCCTCTACAAAAGAAAACAGATAAGGCTGTGGTGACAAAAGGTTCAGGACAAGACCTATACGCTATCACAATAGACTATGACAAGTTATAAGAATTCCATAAAGCACTTTGGGATAGTTATTAAACATGGCAACTTTAATAACTTTTATAATAATGCCACATATAAAGGAGAAAATAATGTTTAAATCATTATTCGCAAATGACTCATTAAGAGTTGTAAAAACTGCTAAAAGAGCAGGTAGAAAAACTTTGTCAAAAAGACAAAAGGTTTTAAATCTATTATCAAAAGGTGAGTCTGTGACTTGGAAAACTTTAAGAAACAGATTTGACTTGGTATCACCAAGAGCACTTGTTGACACATTAAGATCAGAAGGCAACATGATCTATGTTAACAAAACTGCTAAAGGTACTTCATACAGAATGGGTACTCCAACAAAAGCGATTATCGCTGCTGGTATCAAAAAGTTATACGGAACTCCGTATGCTTACAAAGCGTAATTTCTCATACGCATAAATAGATGTGAGGCGTTTATCGCCTCACATTAGATAACAAAATGAGGATATAACAATGCCAACAAATACACAATCAATGGATTATGCAGGATCATCTGCTCCATTATTAACAGAAATTCTAACTAAAGTAAACAACGCTAAAATGAAGGACGATAAGATTAAAGTCCTTAGAGATAATGACTCTGTACCTTTAAGACAAATATTAAAAGGTGCATTTGACCCTAAAATAGAATGGGATTTACCTGAAGGTAGTCCACCATACAAAGTAAATGAAGCACCAGCAGGTACTGAACATACTTTATTATTTACAGAGTCTAAAAGATTATGGCACTTTGTAAAAGGTGCAGACCCTAAATTGTCTAAAACTAAAAAAGAGATGATGTATATTCAAATGCTAGAGGGTCTTCATGCTGATGAAGCTCAGTTGTTAATTAACGTAAAAGAAAAGAACTTAAATTCTCAATACAAAGGATTAACAGACGCTGTTGTAAAAGAAGCATTTGGTTGGAATGACGACTACAAAACAGCATAGATTCGATATAATTCAACCATAGGGTGTAGAACAAACAGAGAACATTTAGATGTTCAGATTGTCGCACCCTAAAAACCCTTGCCTATCAACAAAACTAACGGACAAATAGTCCATTTTTTGCTTGTTTACTATACCTATTTCTGATATATTATGAGTATGAAAACAATTAAAACTTACAATATGAAAGGAAATAAATAGTTATGTCTAAAGTTAAACAATGGGCTGAAGATACAGCGACAAAAGCAGTTGATAAGATAATCAACGAACTTAAAAACAATGCGATTAGCAAAGAAGCTGCTAAAGCAAAAATAATGAATGTTGACAATGTTAACATGTTAGGTATTGAAGAATACAATGTTGACGAAGTTATTGACATGGAGATCGCTGCCTAATGAAAAAACTTATATTATTACTTGCTGTTATATATTTTACATTAACTGCTTTTCAAAATTCAGTAAAGGCAGATGATAAAACAATTGCAGTAGTTGGTCATGTAGTATCTGAAACTATTAAAGGTACTGATATTGATATATCATATATTATGGAAAAAGAATTAGAGGCAGCTGCTCATCAATTTGTGATTGAGTCAATGTCTATTCTTCAGGCATATTTACCTGCCATTTTAGAAGGTGTTGCTTCTGATATGAGATTGAAGGCAGATAAAGAATATAAATGTAGATTATTAGAGAATGGTGGTATGAATGATGGATGTAATTAGTTTAATAAACGAGTCATTACAAATACTTTATGCTTTTATTCCTAAGGAACTGGTGATTATAATTATGGCTGGTTTAGTTATGGGTTTATTTTTAAAGAGAGAGGATAAAAATAGTGCCAAAGAAAATAACTAGAAAATCAAAAGCTTTAAAGTTGCGTAGAAAGCTTAAGAAAGAAACATCTACCAAAAGAAAGTACATCACAAAGTACAAAGACATCAAGGACTATTTTAAACTTTTAAACAATGCTTTATTTAACGGTAAGTTATCTCCGTTTGGTCAAGTAGAAATAAAAGAACTCAAATACCAAAAATGTATTGGTCAAGTTGTAGTGCTAGAGTGGCGAAGAGCAGGCACTAGAATATACAAATTAGAGATGTTACCATCTTATCCTACAAAGAAGGACTTTTTAGATACATTAGTCCATGAAATGGTACATCTTTATCAAATGCAAAACCTAGGTGATACAGGTAACCACAATGATTTATTCTGGTCCTTTGAACCTAAAGTCAACTATGTTGGCTTAAGATTATAAAAGAAAGATATATTATGGACGTGTGGTTAAAAAATCAAATCAAAGTCGGTATTAAAAAGATTGTTAATTGTAATAATACAAGTTGGCAAAATTATTATACTGGTCATTTACATAAGGATATATTAGAAAATTATCCTGGCAAAACATCAAAAAAAATATTTAAACAATATAGGGAGTTGCAAGACTCAGGTGAGTATATATTCACACAAAAGAAATTTAGTAGTCACGGTTATGAATATTATGTAAGGAGGTCAAATTGAAACTATTAAAACAACACAAAGAAATACTACAAGAACTGGTAAAAGGTAAAGGTTATTTTAAAACACCTACCGTACCTAAGGATCATGTAGATAAAAAAGGCATAACAGAGTTATTAGTTAATTTATATTTAAAAGGACTATTAACTTTTCAAAGACAATATGATATACCACTTATAGGTCCTGCTAACGAACATAAGGTTAGATACAAATGGTATGACGTTATGATTGATAAAAAGAAAACAATTAAAGACTTAAAAAAGGTAATTAAAGATGGCAAAATTTAATTGGGATAAACTATTACATACATCTTGGTTATACACAAAGATATTCTTTGTAGTATTAGCATTATGCGTTGCCTCATACATCTATGGCACATATAAACCAAATGAAACTGCTATTGCAAAAGTAAACGAAGAATTAGATATATTTTATATGAATGAAATCAAGGCAATGGATTTACAAGAACCTGAATTTACATACACTAATGATATTCAGTTTGTAAGGGCAATGCACAAATGTATAAATTTTATAAACTTTACTTTACCTAAAAATGAAAGAGTGCCTTATGAGATGATTATAGGTCAGGCTGCTTTAGAATCTGCTTGGGGTCAATCAAGGTTTGCAAAAGAAGCAAACAACTTATTTGGGATTAGAACATGGAACAAAGATACACCACATCTATTACCACAAGGTGTTGAAAAGTGGCCTGGTTGGGGTGTTAAATCATTTGCTAGTAAATGTGATAGTGTACACTATTATATTGATTTATTAAACAATCACAATGCTTACAAAGAGTTTAGACAATTAAGACAAAGAATGCTAGACAATAACGAAATGCTAGACGCTTTACAATTAATTAAAAAACTTGATAAGTTTTCTACAACAAAAGATTATGACGCTAGAGTTGCTAGAATGATATTTAAAATAAGAAAACTAGAGGAGAAAAAATGACGTTTGAATATGGTATAGGAATGTTTTTCTTTGGCACTTCAATTACAATAATAGGTTTTACTATTGCATTTTTAATTGCAAATAAAGTTGTATTTAAAAAGATTGTAAAAAAAGAAACAACTGCTTTAGATGATTTAAAAAAAATTATGCCTGGTTGGAAAGGAGATGATTGTCAATGAGTTTTGCTAACACAGAAAATCATAAAAGAAACGTAAGAGTTTTAGCAGAGGGTGCTAGAGGTAAAAAGAAAACAAGAATGGTTGATACCTATGAGTACCAAGATTTAGCAGATTGTATTAGAAGTGATCAAGTACCCGCTGAAGAAATTGCAGAAATATTTACAGATGAATCTTTCTATAAATGGTACAAAAAAAAGTATTTCACAAATAAATAATACATGTTCTTAACAATACTAACTTTTCTATCAGCGATAGCAATATCAT